ACGCTTCCTGCAACCATGGCCACACCGTTGGATCTGGGACGGGCAACAAATTATAAAACTGTGTTGTCGCCGCCATCCGCACCCATTGGAACGATGTGGTTGTGTTGAGTACCGGCGTATTTACCCATGCCGGTACATTTGTTGGAGGCACTATTGCCTCCGTCCACGCCACATCTTGCATGTGGCGAAATGGTATATCTACTTCCATTACTGGTTGCAGACCTACATCGACCGCTGCCATCCCAGATCCAGGATTGAACACATCTGCTCCTGAAAGGGCGGGTCGGAACCACGGTAACACCATAATGGTATTTCCCGTGGTTGTTCCTCGTAATTTATATGATATTTCTCCCGAGTTAAAAAGAAATAAACAGGATAACCAATCCCAATTTGATTTTGCTATGCCTCCATCTGCTGGCGATAACGTCCTCTGGTCTATTAGTGGGTCTCCCGACACTCCCCTCACAGACCATCTCGATAAAAAATCTTCGATTGTCACGTTCCACGGTTCTGTCTGTTCTTGCCGGTATCCCGGTAACACTTCTACTGTCTCAAAAAACTGACGGTGATTCATCTGTGCCTCCGCCGATCCTCCCGACGTCCTCACGATCTGAGGATCCTCAAATGCAAAATCTTTCCCTGGCCTTATGAAAATGGCCAGAAAGATTGCTGGTGCTCTGTCACCCACACCCATTATTCTGTCTACCGTCATTCGCAAAATTGGACCTAAATCTGGAAGCTGACCTTCTCCTGGTTCCTCAAAGGTCGCGTCCCTCGCATACGACCGTATGTACGGCACCTCTACTGCTAGCGTCGACTGTCCCTTTACTGTCCTAATTATTGTCGCTATGTCTCCCACCTCCGTATATGTTGCCGGTAACGACGGTGGTGAGAATGTAAAGGCCAACCGCATTCTCGCCGATATAAATGGTGAGGTAAACATCACAAAGGACACTTCCATCGATCCCCTCCACCACTTAAAAAATTGAGCAAAATAAGACATGTACCCTGGGTACGTGCTATGTGAACGCAAAAAACACGTCGGCGAAGGAATCACTTCTCGCGACAACCCCGCTGTCAGGCGAACTATATCATACACCTGCGGGTTCTCTCTCATTATTTGCCACATGCCGTGAACTCGATTTGGGTCCCCATACACCATACTAGGCGTCATCAGTGTTGGATTATAAACCAGAGATCTCCCCATCGTCACTCCCGGAGTTGACAACTCTCCAAACGGATCCTGCTGCATTCCTGTTGGTTTCTCATGTTCTGTACCCATCATCGATCCAAATTCTCTTCCCAGATTTACCGCCTTCTGAGTTGTCGAAATTACCTCTTGCGCCGTCCCCGTTGCCGACTTGAATGCCATGTACCCTGCTGCTATCGACGCCGAGACCGCTGCGAAAGTTCCTCCAGGCTGCATAGCTTGGGCTTCTGCCACCGGTGGTGGTATGTATTTTGGTACTGGTGCCGACACTTGGGGATTCACGAACGAAACATATATCGCATATCCCACTGTCTGATTCACCGCGGTGTCGGTCGTATCGAACCTAAAATCCAATTGAAAAGTCCACATTCTTCTTAGTTGATTTATAATCATATCCGGATGTTCCAAAAAATCCTGGTGTATCGGATACAACGGATGACTATACAAAAACGGTAACTCTGTTTCGAAACTTGATTGATCCGTTACTGGTATCAACACTGGGTCCCTTGAAATCCAATCCGCATCTCTAAACGGAGGCCCTGGTGTAAACCACGGAAACTTGGTAAAAATCACCAACCCGTATTGTTGCGGCAACGTTGTTAAAACTATTCTCACCTTTACCGCCGAAAAATTGAAATACGCATACCGGGCCAATATCTCCTTAATAGGCTCTTGTTTCAACAAATGGGAAATTGGTTGAAACAATTGGATTTCGCCATTCGATGCTACGTCATTATGCACTTGATATTCTCTGTTTAGCTGGTTTTGCACGCCAACTTGCCCTAATGACCTTTCCACTCGAGTCCTACTCATCTGAACTAACTTATCTTCTATTAACTCGAGCTCCGTGAATGTTTTTACAGTTGATTCCTCAACTTCTCGATGCCCATCTAAAGCATCCTCCTTTCCACTTACTACTAAACTACTGCTAATCGTATTTATAGTCTTGGAAAACAGCACCACGATTACGTACTGATTCCACTAAAAGTTACCTACAATAAGGAGCGCGCTCCGACGTCTTGGTCCAACGTCGTGCATGCATTCTCCAAATCTGCCCTAAAAGTTGAGGGACTTAAAATTCCTTCGATATACCGATTCATCCACATTTGCCAGGTCTTAATCTTAACCCCTGTTAAACGCTTCTTTTCACACAATTCCTGTATTTCCTCTACGAAAGAGTTATACTCTTCTTCTCCATACATAAACATCTCCATTAAAGCAACTCCTATATTAACTTTGAGTTGTTCCTCGACGGTAACACCGTCGGCTGGTTGTCGCAACCAAATGAGCATACCATAAATTGACTCTTTATTAAGAGTGCCAAACACATATCTACTTCCATTGTAATGGTCTACTCTGAATTTTCTACACAAAAACTCCAACTCTGAAAATTGAAGGAAAGGTGCCGACACTGCCTCCTTTGAGCAAGTGGTATAGTTCATACCACAATACTTTGCGAACGCTTCCGCCAACGTCTCCATATTATACCAAGACGCTGCGGCATTAGATACTTTGCCCGCATTATCATCTCCATATAAACCGATTCTAACTTCATTAGACCATTTCTGTGAGGAGAATCCATACTTGTGCTTCAAAAAACCAAACAAACCTCTATGTAAACAGTAATTTACAAAAGTGTTAAAAAGAGAAGTCAAGTAATGACCTGAACTAACTCCCCTTTTAAGATAGTACAACCCATTCATGTATATAAAGCAACACCCGACCACAGAACTAGCCACATTGCGCAACGTATTGCCCAAAACACTATTGGGCGACACACTATACATTTCACACAACCACATATGAAAGGCCCACACCCAGAAATACAAAACTGAGATGTCCCATCCCTTACAATCGGCTCCCAACCAATTGTCGCCAGCGACCTCGTTCAAATAGTCAAATAACCGAATCCACTGATCACTAAGAGGATTTATGCCAACACAACACGGTTGGCGAAACAAATGCCGTTTCATCAATGCCATAATTGGTCCCACATACGTCTTAATCCACAAACATTGTACTAGAGATGCCACTTGAAATGGTCGTGTAGCACCTTCCATCACACGTTGCAAAGATCTTGGTTCGTCTTTCATACACATAGTGGCGCAACATTCAATAGTAATTAATGGATCTTTACTAGCTTCATCTACTTCTTTGACCTGGGCCACTAAATCTGGATCGATCCAAGTCACCTTACCTTTTTCATCTTTATGCCACAATTCTTTTCGAGTTTTCCCTCGAAAATCTGACGTGGGAGAGGCACTTTGGTTCATTGCCTCACTGTGATCATTGCTTTCCAAAGCCCACACCAAAGTCTGCTGGGTCGGTCGTTCATCCAACTCCACAAATCCTTTAAAGCCTCTAGTTGGTTTTTCCTTAATCCAATCTATGAACGAATTGTCCTCTGGCCACAACCTCTTTCCATATTTATCAAACGCGTTTTTATGTGGATCTACCCACTCTCCCTGATCATTTCTAAACCAAGTTAACCTGGCCGGAGCTGTAGTGACTCGTCCTTTTTCAAACATCTCCTCATAAAACGGAGACGCAAAATATGCCGTCTTAGTAGGCATGTACTCTTGCTTGTTAGAAAGAAGCCCACAATCTACCCCTTCCCTTACAAACATTCTATGAAAAGAAACACTACCATCGGTTAAAACCATTGGCTCAAAGACTTTAGGGTCTTCGGCAAATTGGCTCACAGCCCTCGTTTGCCAAATGTCCATCTCCGCACTCGCAGTCAAATCTTCCAAATAAATCGGAGCAACCAACGTATCTTCTCCAATTACACCCAAATGGATACCAAGTAAATAATGAGGACCATCTTCATTCGCTACATAAGGAAAACCACAATCGCCACTCTTACCCACGCAATTATTGACCTGATAATACTCCCTAATTTCATATTCATGTCGTTCGCCGTTCATATCATTATATACTACTCCTCTGGGATGCGATCTAAAAAAATTCGCTCTTTTCCCTTCATAGTATGCGTAATGAGCTTCTGGTTTATTGGCACGTATTGCAACTCTTTTAACGACTCGTGACACGGGACCCTCATATTTTTCCGCACTTTCCGTTTTAACGTAATTCTTAATGGAAGGATTTGGACTAAAAGTCCGAGAATCAAAATCAATTCTCACCAAATCCCGTCCCGGGAAAGCATGAATTCTCACCACATGCCCAATCTGACACACTTTCGCCATTGTTTCATCTAAAAATTCCACTTGGTTAACAAAGCCTGTATATGCCACGAAGTGACTATTCACAAACACGCTATTGCCAGAAGCCAAACCGTAGCCCAACAAACTCCTGTCTGCTCCTTTGAGTCTTATCGCTCTTGCAAAGCGGGAGACCTTCAAACATCTTTCCAAGTGACTATCTCCCTGGCTTGTAGCTTTCAAGGGACCTCCTATAACTGGTTCCTTTCTCTTTGGCATCCGATGCATAAATCCTTTGCCATATGATTCTGCATCAACTTCATCTTCATCTTCTACAACGGAACTAATTATGGCTATAAACACCGCCAAACCCGCTCCTGCTGCTGCTAAAATTCCAAATCCACGCATAATCCAAGTGTAACACTCGAAAGTCAATAGCGACAATGGCCGAGTATCTTCTCGAAAAATAACACCCAATTTGTGCAACTCGGACAAAATGTTACAAGCCAAATAATTGTCCTTACAAAGACGACTTGAAGCATGCGTCCCATATTGCAACCAATAATCTGCGCCAAAATTAAATTTAATGTCGTCCCAATCGGCGTGAGAAAACTCTTCCGTTAAAGCTTTTACAGGAACATATTTGAAAAGAGCAAAAACCATAGTATGGGACAATTCAAGTCCTGCCAAACACTTCAAATTTATTGTCTTTGGATCCACTTCAACATTATGACTACTATGCGACATCCAATTCAAATTCATTTTAATATCTCCAGGTGAAAGCAGTGAAGTTCCATCCAAAATCCCAATAAAATCCTTCTCTATACTTGAATAATGTTTATTTGGTTCATCTAATATGCTACCTTTTATCCATCCATTCACGAGATCCGACACTCCTTCCCATGTGAAAAGAGTTACTGAAGAAGTCAAAGACCAAGCAGCTAAACCTCCTATTACCGCCCCAATCATCTGTGCTTCTCCTTTATGAGCAGAAGACGCAATAACGAAGTATTCTTCTTGGGACATCGCTCTTATAGCATTAATTGTCTTACCATACAAGGACTGTCTATCTAGGACACCTTCTGCACAACTTCTTTCTACATAGTTATAAACCAATTCTCTTTCTTTAGGGCCCCATTCGTTCCATCTCACGGCATCAGTGTCTTCCTCTTTCCACACAATCGATACGCCTCTGAACAAATAATCAGCATACATCTTAATTAATCTGGAAGACATCCTATAATACTTAACGTAAAACGCTTTCCTTAATGTTACTTTTGATGCTTCCGGACACCTTTCCAAATCATCCTTATTTATCATTCCCTTAATCATCTGATAAAAAGTCTCATACTGACCCGATGGAATGGAACCTTCCAAATCTATAGCAGTCATTGGCAAAGGGCTTGCCAATGTTTTTAAGAAATCAGCCACTTCTTCGAAATTCTTTGTTTTTGGTTTCAATAAAGAATCCAACGCTCCCGACAACATATTTCCCTGACTTTTCGTTCGCTCGATTCGCAACACTTCTTCTCCGATCAATACAACTAGCTGTTGAAAGGTTATAGTACTAGGCATCGATTTTGTACAATCGTGCATTTCATGGTTTCCGAACGCTTTTCTCTTCAAAATCCACCCCGAATTCAAATCGTCCAACGTTAATGGTTTATTTAAATCTAGATGTTTTCCTTTTTTAACGTCTACGCTAAACGTAAAACGTCGTGTTATCGCATCAACACTTGTCATTCCTAAATTGCTAAAGTCATCAAAATTGGAAGTTGAAATTATAAGCCTGGATTTAAAAAAACGCGTGCCTTTTTCTTCCGCTTTCGACATATCACACGGAAACGGAATAGGATCTGCTAGCATCAAAAAACTGCTAGCATCCTTGGCTCTCTCTTTAGTATCACTAACACTACCAAATTCACTAATCGCATAGGTAAACTGTTCTAAATATCCATCCCAATAATCGGAAGTCGATGGCTTTGCCCACCACTGAGAATCACTATAGGGACTCATCTCACAACCGTCTATTTTCATACCCTTGTCTCTCACGTACTCATACACAAATTGAGAAATATATGCTGACAGTTGCGTCTTTCCTTGTTTTGGAATGCCTGACATCCATAATACCACTGGTTCTCGTCGTACAGAGTACTTGGGGTCTAAATTCAAATATGCCTTGAAATCAGACTTTATGGCACTGAAAACAATTCGGGCCGTTGTAAAATCTATAGAACATGTAGACGTCAACATCAATTTTTCTAATTCCAATACTTTTAGATAACGAGAGCGAATCACTTCTCCCACAGATTCATATCCTCTCAACGATATTTTCCAATGCGGATTAAGTTTATTGAACTGCTCATAGTCCGCTATAAGGTCTGCAAACTGTTTAACAAAGGTCTCATTTCTATAAATTGGATCTCCGCTAATTAAAAAAGCACAATACATAAAAATATCTTTTGCACATTCCACCAACGTGGTCGTCAGCGGTTTTGCTTGATTAAACAGTTGAAAGGACGTTAACAAATTTCGAGCACTAAATCCTTCTCCTGTCACCATAGCTATCACGGTGGCTGCTCCTATAGCAGCTTCTCCAAAACCTTGGGCTTCCGCAAATGTTTCTTTTACCTGCAACTCTTTTTCTATACCCGTTAAAGGCGCAAATCCCCACAGAAAAGATGCCATTGCGCAGCAATATTCTTGCACAATCGAAATAGCACTAAACAAGCGATGAACGCAAATGACGATAATAATACAACAAACCAATCTAAATAACATTTTCACCAATTTAACATCTGCTATGGTTTCCGCCATCTTCTTTGCCATCCATGAGTAAAACTCATTGAACTTAATTCGCAAAGGTTCACCCCAATTTTTGAGATATTCCCAAGCTGAGCCCGTAAAGGCTTTTGCCATGGAAAAAAACGTGGTAAAATAAGCCATCAGCGGTTTTATTATTAAATCAAACATCCCCCCTTGTGCCGTTGCACGGAGAGGAAACCTTTGTTTATCCCTAGAAACTGTAAATTCCAGCTGAATTGGACCAGGCACTTCTGCATTACCAAAAATCATCTTCCTATACAGGCCCGCTCCAAATTGTTTATTCGCGTCTACATCTATAATGGCATCAATCAAACGCTTCAATGCTCCTGTAAATACAAAATTTTCTGGCTGTTTTACCATTACTTGCAGCCAATGAGATAAATTTTGGCTCGCCAAAATACCACCATAATGCTGGGTCTTCGTCCTTATTGACCTAAAAATTGCCTCAGTGTTGACGAACACACCTGTAAACATGGCTTCTTTCAAATAATAACTCATATATTTTCTCCACCTGAAGCCACACTTATCATAAACTCCTATGAATCCTAACTCATCCAAAAAATTTATCACATCTTTAGTTAGGTTAACGGCATTTTTCTTGCCTACTTGAGCATCCTTTACAGAACACTCCATCTGGCTATTATTAGCCAGGTTCAAATTTAAAATTACAAAATCTCCCGGAGACATGTCATAATTATGACAATCAATCGTCTCAAAGTCCGCCACCAATTGCTTTGGCAGCTTCTTCCTTCGAGTTCTTCCTTGAGCCTCCGCTCGACTCTGTTCTTCATCGTCACTTTCGTGACGATCAAATGGCAAACCCCACCTAATGGGATTATTAACCATATTATTTGCAAGAAATTGTATCTCATCATTATTAACTTCATCCAATAGTTCTTGCTCCTCTTCGTCCTCCATCTCACTAGACTCACTCTCATAAGAGTAAGTACTCTGTTGTTCTGAACTCCCCAAGGTATCCCCAAGGGAATCATCCCCTAAAAACGCCATGTCATTTGCTGCAATTGCTGCAGCCCTCATTATCATCCATTGATTAAACGCGAATCCGGCATTTTGAATACCAAACTCGTGATCAATCTCATCTTGACTATCACATCCACTCTCACAACTAACATCTTCAATAACTGGCGAGGAACTAACGAAAAAATTCGTATCCTTGTCCTCTGTCACATTAAACACCGGCTCATTTCCCATTTCTGAGCGAACTCCGGCGGATATCTCCTCTTGAAAGTCAAAAGGCAATACCTTATCCATCTCTTGTTGATTCATCTGGTTCTTGATTATATCGAAAAAGTGGGTTGGTCGCAGTGTCTCACTACTTGGGCAGGAGGATCCTAATCCCAAGGCTCACAAAGCTCTACCTGAAAACTGCATTACTGCATCATCCTCTAAACACGGTGAAACCGTCGCCGAAACAAACTCTAATTTAATCTTATTTCTACAGGTGAGGTCAATACCCTCTTTAGGTACCTGTCAAGACCAGTGACTAACTGGTTGTATTCTAAAATCAATTAACTTAAAATCTGCTCCATTGAGCCTTCATTATTCCGGATCAAAGTCCGCATTGAACGCTATTCTCATAGCAATTTTTGGTCATAGGCCCCCT